AGACCACCTATTATACCTGCTGTATCTGATGCTGCTGTAGTTGTCTTTGGAAAGAAATATCTAAACTGAGACTTATTACTAATAACCACAGATGACATATTATCTAGATCATGTGTGCTTGGTAGTGACTGTAGTAATTGCTGTACTGGTTTAGATATAGTTTCAAGTTCAACGTCACCGATCCTAGCAGTACCTTGAATAGGACGTATACCATCTGATGCTAAGAATAATACGTCACCACCTATTTCTATAATACTATCTGTAGCAATGCAGCCTATATTGTTTGTTACTTCTGCCAAAGCAAAGTCTGAAGAACTTGTGCCTGTTAATCTTTTTATTTTATCTTTACCAAATACAAACAAGCTATCTCTAAACTTAGCTATACCTGTTACATCAAATCCTACGTTAATTGTTCCTGATCCACTGGCAGATCTAAATCTGTTATCTACATTAGGTTCACTAAACAATAATTTATTTGGGCCTATATTAGAGCTAGGAAATCCTCCGTAGAACTGATGGTTTCTAAAGTCTGTGCTAAACTTTGCTCCTGCTGGACTTGCATCATCACTAGTTGTATGATTACTAAAAGTTGTACCATCAAACCTAGCAGGTTCATTTGTGGCATCACATAATACAACAGACTCTGAGCCAGTAAAAGAATTAAATGTGTGTCTTACCTTTGATACACCGATAGAAGATCTAAAAGAAAATACTCTATTAAATCCACTTGTGGAATACTTCCATACAGTGTAATACTGACTGTATACTGCTGTTACTGAACTACCACCTCCTGTAGCACCACTAGTAGCAGCAGAGGTAAATGATACTGTATAACTATTAGCATCAGGTACACTAACAACTTGCATCTCTGTTGCGTTTGGTGTTATACCCCCTACAGCAGAACTACTAGAGAATGTAACAAAATTACCTACAGACAATCCATGAGCAGTGTGTGATACTGTAATTGTTGCACTACCACTTGTAACTGTAAAAGGATTAGCACCTAATGAATGTGTTTTACCTGTAGCCTTAAATGTTACTGACCCACCCCCACCTGCACCATCTCCATTTGCAGCAGAAGTAAAAACTACAGTGTAGCTATTGGCATCTACAACAGAAGCTATTGCCATTTCTACATCGTTTGGTGTTACATTATTAACAGCAGACGATCCTGAAAATATAACCTTATCACCTACTGCAAGGCCATGTCCAGTATGAGCAACTGTAATCGTAGCACTTCCGTTGCTAGTTGTAAAAGGGTTAGTTCCCAGTGAACCAGTGAAGTCATTTGCGTTACGTCTAACTGCATAAGGAGTATTATCTAATATCCAAATTCCAAGTACCTGACCTAATCCTGCAACTGTGCCATAGGTAGTATCATAATCTTTATAACCGTTTATTCTTCTGTATCCACCAAACTGAGATATTTCCATATTTAACATACGAATGGCAGCACCAGGATTTTGGGTTGCCATTGTAAGAGCTTCTTCGTTAGTGAACAGTCCACCTCTTGATAGAACTGTTACATCTTTTAAGGCATCCACCATTATATATTACCATGTGGTACGTTTATTAATCTGCTAACTCTAGTGTCTCTAACGTCTGTAAATCTGTTAATTAGTATTGTACGCATTCTATCTACGCCATCTTCAAATCTTTGTCTAGCTATGGCAGATTGTTGAGCATTATCTCTAAACATATAACAGTGATATAACGCACCATCTATTACTACGTGTTTGAATGGATCAGGCACAGACATAGTATCTGTTGAGTTAGTCATGTCAGATGCAAATGCAAAGTAACTAAAGCTTACGCCATACGTAGCATCTGGTCTAGGAGTAAAACCAGCTTTATTATCTAATGTTCTGTAAACATAAATAGGCTGATCAAAATCACTTGTGGTTGCTTCAGCATCTCTTTCATAAAATCTTCTTATAAATGTATCGTAGTCAATAAGTTTTAAATTACGTGCAGAGTGATTATTATCTGAGTCAAAATTTATTCTAAACGAATCCCAATCTGCTATCTTGTAATCAGCAGGTAAAGAATACTCTTGTTGACCTATAACGAGTGTTAAAGAACCAGCAGTAAAATTAAATGGAAACTCAAATTCTTTTTGTGATATCTCTTGGATTGATGAATTTATTGCGTCTTTTACTTGGGCGCGAAAACCTGTTGCTGTAGCAAAATCAGTCGAGGTTAATTCGACTTCGTTTAATCTACGTAAGGTATCATTAACTAATGTAAGAAAAGTAGTAGCCATATCATATCCAAAAACAAGATAAAGGGGTAGCCCAAGTTAATGAACTACCCCAAAATCAATTAGCCTATTGCATCCCTAGCAGCAGCTACAGGTTCTGCACCCTGTTCATTGAGATCAACGACAGTAGCATAAACCCTAATTCTGCCAGTAGTAGGTGCTGCACCAGCAAGTGTAACATCAATCGTATCAGTTGTTGTAATAAACTGTGTATACGTTGAAGCGGCTGAACCAACAACAGTGTTAGTTTGACCGTTTGTACCTGCTGCACAGAAACCTGTCGAGGTTACGTCTGCACCATCAACGATATCATCACCTCCTGCAAAATCAATATCAGCAGTTACAGAAGAGTTAAATGCTTTCATAACTTCTGCACCAGCGTTAAGTACGAGTACTCCTGCTGGTATTTCTAGAAGTTGGAAAACATCTCCGTCTGCACCTGAGTATCCTTTTGCAGCCATGTCATCAATATCAAGAGTAGCTTCAATGTTATACATTACGTGGCTATCTTTTTTAGATGGTAAAGCAGCAATCGAGTCAGCCCCTACACCTACGGTATCGGCATCAGTCATATCATATGTAGCCATGATCTATCCTCCTTAACCTGCGATGTTATAAATGGCGCGACAAAGAGCTTCTGGGCGAAGAATCTTACGTCCGTATAAATGCATACCACGAACAATATCAGCAAAGCTGTCGTTGTCACGATATGTCTCTACCTTCTCTACTTGAGAAGCTGTAGCAACAGCAGAGTCGTGTCCTGCAACAATAACACCAAAGTTAGAACTTGAACCGTTAGTGTCGATAGTTGATGCACCTGTTCCTACTGAAGGAAGGTTGTTGGACATATAAACTCTAAAGCCTCTGACCATACCAGAGATAATGCGTCCATTCCTTAGAATGTCACCAGCATTTTGTCCACCAGCAAAGTCATTGTTTAGAAGCTTACTGTTTTCGTCGTTTAGCTGTTCAGCAAAGACAGGATCAATAACGACCCAACGACCATCACGGTCTACGTTTTGCTGGTCTAGTAAACGAGCCATACGGTTTAGAACCTCCAATGGAGTTGCTTCACCAGTAGATCCATCTGGATGCGTAGCAATAGAATCAGAGGCAGAACCACCCGATACAAAGCTTGCGCGAGAGATCTTCATGTTAGCTAGTAAACCGTCTGCTGCAACAGTTAATGGATCAGTACCCGATTTGTCAGCAGCAACTCTAGCTGCACTTGCATTTGAATGTAGTGCAGATTGTTTGAAACCAGATAAGTAACCTAGTACTTCTTGGTCAAACTGGTCTTTTAGACGATACCCTGCACGATCACTTGCCATTGATTCAAAGTTTACGTGAGAGTGTGCTTCTTCAATGTCATCGATTTTGAAAGCAAAGTAGTTAGCTTTATCGACAACAAGGGTGAAGTCCTCATCGTCTAAGTCTTGTGGAGTTACTTGCGTACCCCTTGCATATTCTTGAACCGTGATTTCTGGTTCCTTGATAATACGTACTGTATCACCAAAATTTGCGATCTCACCAAAGTAATCACTGTTGGTAATATCTTCAATCACGCTAGTTTTACGGAAAGCCGATTGTACCTTCTTACTGTAAATAACAGGTGAGAAGTTACCGTTAGGTAGGTTTCCGTAACCAGCAGCAGTCTTAAAAGCCATTGGTCATCTCCTTTCGGCTATTATCGAAACGAGCCAACTATTGACAATTCAAGGCTACATCTTTAGGGTGAGGAAAACCTGGCCTAACGAGTGTAGGTAGTTGAAACTTCTTCAGTTAGCATAAACAGGAAGGTAGTCTTATTACTAAGAGGCTTCCGAACACTAGCAAATACCTATGCTAGTTTTAGTAATATACAAAGTATATCACATTTTAATTAATTTGTCAAGACTTTTTTTATCTTGCACCACCACTAATATCATAAACAAAAGTGCCGTTTGCTATAGATTCTGAGATAGCTTCTTCATGCTTTTCCCAATCTTTACCGCTAAGATTTTTTACCCTAGACTCTGACCATACATTACGATCTTGTGTCTTTGGTTCTTCTGCTCTAGAAGATTTCTTTACAGACTTAGCAGCTTCTTTAGTTCCTGATTTAGTAGCTGATTTGTTTGTCTCTAGTTTATATAGATCAATCGCTTTAGCAGCAGCTAAATGATCAGTGTCATTTTCATACAAAGCAGACTGTATCCACTTTGGTTGTGCTGCCACCCAATCATGGAAGTCTTCACTAACACGTAGCTCTTGAAAGTCTGGATGAAGTTTAGAAAGTTCTGTCTCAGCTTTTTCTATCTGAACTTTAGTCTGCATTTCATCTACATACTTTAACTTTTCTTCTACATCCTTTCTAGCTTCTATAGCTTTCTTTGTAGCGATTGTTTCTACTATCTTCGCAACGTCTGGATATTTCTCAGCCCATTGCTCTAGTTCTTCATCTGTTTTAGGTAGCTTAACTTGTTTTCTTGTAAGTCCTTCTACCTGTTCCTTTAGACTACGTATTTCAGAATCATGTGTTTCCTGTATCTTTTGTACGTGTCTACGTAAATCTCCATATCTCTTTTTAAATGTTTTTTCTTCAGGATCAAGTTCAGCTTCTGCTTTTGCTTCTTGTTCAGCTTTTACTTCCTCCTCTTCTACTTTATTCCTTTCTGCTTCTAGTTCTTCAATCTCTTTATCTTCTTCTTCTATGCTTTTCTTTTTGTAACGTATTGGTTGTGTTTTTACTTCTTGTACTACTTGCATTTTATTTCACTTTCTTTTCGGGGGCATCTAGTAGCTTTTCACCATGAAAAGGGTAGAAGGTAGCCCTAACATATAGATTACGTAACGTAACCTACTTCTTCAACATATTGGCCCTCACCCATTATTCCTGACCTTGGACCTCTAAGTCTTTTTAATCTTTGATTTCTAGAATCATAAAAAGTTGTTCCTTGTCTTCCTCCAGATAAAAGACTAATACCTCTATTAACTACATCAGTTTCTGCTGGTGCATCTAAATCAAACTGATCTAAAAATTCTATTCGCTCTCTTTCTTTTTTATCTAAAGTTCCAGCATCCCTACCAGATCTAAGTCTTTCTAATTCATTATCAGAAACATTTAATATACTATTAGCTCGACCAGGTATCTCATAATTATCTGGATCTAAACTTTCTCCAAAGTAATCTATCTCATTAAAGAATACTTTTTTAAATACATCTCTGTTTGTAGCTCCCTCTGGTATGTCAGAAGCTTTTAATCCTTTTTTTAATATTCTACGTTTGTCTGCTAATGCATCTAAACCTTTTTTTAGTTGTTCATTTTTCTTTATGCTAATAGCATCTCCAATATATTCTTTGCCTTTGTTATAATCTTGCATTACAAACGCATAATTTTCACTATCAATTCCTGCCAAATCTAATAACTGTTTTACTTCTTTATCATTAGTATAATCATTTGCATCTTTACCACCTGATGCATTAGGATCAAAAACAAATGAAGATCGTTTTTTTCTTTTTTGTAACTCTGAACCTTTTAATACAGGATTATCTCTATAAATATAATTTTCACTTCTTACATTACCATAATCATCAGGCAAATCAGGTATGTCTCTAAGTGGATTTCCTAATACATCTTCTTTTATCTCTTCATATGTTTTAGGTTTCTCCATTGCTGCTAGTTGATCACCTAACTGCATATCACCTGCTACAGTTCCTACACCAGCTATGTTGTAATCTACAGCACCACCAGTATTAAACCTTGCCATTAGACCGCCTCTTGCGATTTCAGGATCTCCCCCCATATCATCTTGTTCTTGTTCAGCAACACCTGTTTCTGCTGGATCACTCATTTGTGCTTCATCCCCTGTTTCTGGATCAGCGTCATCAGCATCATCACCACCCATTAAATCTTTAGCACGATCTAATTCAGCATCTATTATATCTTGTATAGATTTACCAATATCTCCAAAACTAGATGCTGTTCCTCCTACATCAGGGTCAGCAGGATCTGCTCCTTCTGGACCTTCATTTTGATTTATAAAGTCATCTATTGCACCCTTATCCATAGTAAGATTACCTTTAGGTGTTTTAATTTTTAAAAATCCTACTTCAGGATCAAATACAGTTTTAAACCCTGTTGGACTACGTTGAGCAGCAATACCTGATCTAATATTTAATATATCATCATCTAGTGTTCTATCTATATCTATGTCTCTATTTATCTGACCACCCTCTGCCATTTCTGGTGGACACATCATACCTTGAGGTTTAGCTGCAATAATTAAAGTCTCTGTTACTTTACCTTCAGGTTGTATAAACTTCATCTCATCATCGTCATTTTCAGGCTTACCATTCTCATCAACATTCTGGATCATACCTAGATCCTCCATCTGTTGTATCTCATGTAATACCTTTTTGTGCATATCCATGATACGCTCTAGTCCTAAATACCTAACTACATTAGCAGGTAGCACGTATTCACCCTCAGACAACATTGCAGGTATATCATCTGCTACTTCTTCAGGTTTAGCTAGAGGTGGTGGATCTCCCTCGTCTTCATCCTCATCATCATTATCTTTACCATCAAAGTCTGCTTCTACAGCACCACCTTTCTTTAGGTTTAAATCATCTACTTCAAATCCCTCATCAAATGTAACATCACCTAAACTTTTAAAGAAGGTAGTAAATATGTCATCGCCTGATGGTGTATCATCCATATCTGTTGCTGATACTTGCATATCACCCATTGGCTCTGCTTCAAAGTCAGGATCACCTGTAGCCATAGTATCATCTAAAGATTCCATTTCAATACCTGGAATATACTCATCATCTTCAAATCCTGTAGTAGTATCAGGTTTTTCTCCAGCAACTCTTCTACCTTCCTCCGTAGCTTTCTTCATTTTTTCTTTTTGTTCTTTTTCTTCTGTTGCTGTACGGATACGTCTACTTCCTGGTGCATCACGAAGATCTCCAAAATCTAGAGCATCCATTTGTTCATCTACTGTAGGCATCTCTACTGCTTTTATTTCACTCTCTTCTTTCATAGTAGGAATTTCTACTGCTTTTACTTCACCCTCTTCTTTCTTAGTAGGCATTTCTACTGCTTTTGTTAAACGACGATCTTTAGGTGTAATGGCTTGTGGTGGTAAATCTCTACGTGTTCTAGGATTTTCTTCATCACCAGGATCTACTTCACCTGTTGGTGTGCTATCCCTTAACATTCGTTCAGTGTCATCTATAGAAGATACTTTAGATTCCATTTCATCTAATACTTTTGAAGAAAAAGCATTTTCAATATCTTTAGCTCTTTTGTTTTTATCTTGTTGTTTTAAACCTGGATTAATTTTATCAATAACTTGTTTAGTTGTTAGTTTTGGATCATTTAAATTATTTTTTTCTATATACGCATACATGGCATCTAATGCTATTTTAGGATTATCTAATATTAAATCTGGATTTTCTACTATTTCAGGCATACCTAAAGCATCAGCAATCATTTGATAATTGTCTTTTCCTGTTATTTGTATATATCCTCTTCCTCTATATTTATACCCATCTCCTTCTTCAGTATTACCCATTCTATTTGCGTATGCTACATTAGCAAAATCTTCTGGGCTATTTAATAACTTTCTAATTTCTGAATTTTTTAATTTGTTAATATTTTCAATACCTGCATCTTTTGCTATTTTTATTGTGCTATAATTTAAATTTTCAGACTTGTCAAATTCCATGTTTGATTCTTTAACAAGATTACCCATTATATTTTTTATAACATTAGGTTGTAAATTTTTATTTTTAAGATACTCATATACTCTTAAAGTATTAGGCCCAATATTAATATTCATGTCAAGTTCCTTTAGCTGCGGTCTGTATCTCTAAGCGCATATTTTCCATACGTCTTAGTATATGCAGTTGTCCTTGCGCTCTGTATATTTCTACTTCATCGTCACTCTGTTCTAGTATGCGATAAGCACTTTCTTTTTTATTATCTAAGTATAACGTAAACAATTCATCAAAATCTGGTTGATTAACTAGAGGTAATAAATCTCTAGCCACTCTCTGATCAAGCATTACCTGCACCACCTTGTTGTAACATTGCCATTAACTCAGGAGGAATCTGTTGTCCTCCTCCTTGTTGAGCCTGTTGTTGTTGCTGTTGTGTACCTGCATTAGGTCCACCACCTGTAGCAAACCCTTGTTCTCCTGGTGCTGGTGCTTGACCTGTACCTATAGTACCACCTCCTGCTCCTGTAGGATCTTGTGCAGGTTGTGGGTTTTCTTCAATTATTTTCTTTTGCATCTGCTGTAATAGTATAGCCTGTCTAAATGCTTCTTCAGGATTGTTCGTTACCTTATCTACATCCAGATCCATCGTTGCTGCTATCTCACGCATGATGTATGGGAACTTAGCAAACGGTGCTAGGACAGGACTACTTGCAATCTGTAGAAAACTAATAAGACGTTGTGACCTAACTTCATTCTTCATAAAGCTTTCTGTGCCTCTAGCTCTAATCTCTAGATCACCTTTTATCTCTGGATCAAAGTCAAACTGCATATTAAATGCAAACAATGCTTCACCCATAGGACGTAACATATAGTCATCCATGTTCTTAATCACGGTGCGTATTGCATTACTGGCTGCACCCATTAACATAGATATACCTGATGCAGTTCTACCTGTACCTTGCACACCTGTCTGTCCGTATGAGTATGATGGTAATCCTGATGACTCATCAGACAATACTCTTGCTTTATCAAACAACATCATATTTTCACTTGACACGTTTGGAAACTTAGTACCAAATATAGCTTGACCTGGCGCACCACCCTGTCTCCTAAATATCTTACCAGGATACACTGTAAGATCCTGACCAGGTGCTAGGTTTGTCTCATCAACCTCAATCAATAGATTACCAGATAAGATAGCATTGTCAACAGCTAATCTCATAAAACCATTCATTAATGTTTGAGTATCATCCATGTTCTCTGCTAGACCTACACCAAAGAAACTATATGGGTTGATCTCGTATGGACTTGCAACGTATGGGATACGCTTTGGTACGAATGGATTTATAACTAATCTTAGTATCTGATTGTTACATACCCAACAGTTAATTTGTATCTCATCATCTTTGATTTCACTTTCAGGTATCTCTAGTCCTTGGCTCTCTGCTATGTCTTTATCTATCGTACCCCAGAACTCTAGTACTTCAAACCTTTCAACATCTCCACCATAACCAGCAAAACCTTCTCCACCAAAATCTGATGCAGTTTCATTATCTGTTAAACTATCTTCCCACCACTCACGGCTATAGTCTTCACCTTCTTTAATAGCAGCCTCAATAGACTTACCTCTGAAAAATGGACGCTTCTTTAATGCTCTAAGTTGTGATCTGGTTAATCTGTGACGTTCAACAACATACACACAGTCTTCCATGTTATATGCATCTGGGTCAGGATAAAAATCCCAAACAGATGTATATTCTACTTTAGGTACAGTTTTAATTACTGGATCGTATGTGCCATCATCTTCCCAATTTGGGTATTCTTTATCAAAAGCAAATGGGCCTTTCATAATAGCAGTGCCAAACAATACACACTCAAACACAGAATGTCTAAGATGTTTAGTCGCTGCTGATTCTTCTAGTTGATCTTTGATTTTCTTTTCCATCTTCTTAGCTGCAACCATAGCAGGATGGAAAGTAATAGCTGATTGTGTTTGACCTGGACCTTCTTTAAGTCCTTCTAAATCTTCTAGCTTTTCTTCTAATGCACCAAGTTTCTCATTCAATATAGCTGAAGTATCACCTGGTTCTAGATCATTGCCATCACCAGGAAAACCGTATATACTCTTAAATTCTTCAAAAGCTTGTTCTTGTTCTTCTTCTTTAGGATCTATATGCACACTGTCATATACACCTTCAGGTAAGGTGGTTGGCTCTACGCCAATAGGAAATCTATTCTGACTAAATAGAACATCTATAATCTGACCGTATGCTGCAAGAACTTTTGTCTTAGTTACTTTAATAAATACGCGAGACTTTTCTGTTTCTGTAAATTGTACGTCTGGTCCGTATATACCACGATAGTTTCTATAGGCTTGCACCCATCGTTCTTCATCAGTATATCTACCATCTTTAGCTCTATCAAACCTAGCCTTAACATAACTAACTAAATTAACGTAGGACTCTTCTGTATTCTCTACATCATCTAGCACTACTATATCGTTATCATCTGCCATATTTTTTCCTTATGTTAGTCTTTTGAATATGTGGCCCATATAAATACACTAGCAGCAAGCATTAATGCTAAAACTATAAGTATATATACAAAAACTTCCATGTTAATATCCAAACACTGAATCAGATGGTTGATACCTAGTCTTTGGAGTATTCTCGTATGCTGTACGTATATTAGTTGGTCTTGACATAATCATATACCTTAACGCATCATACAAGTGATCTTCAGCTTTAGTATCAACATCTTCAGGATTACGAGAGTCTACTGGTAAAGCTGCTAACTGACTTATAAGATTTCTACAGTTCTGCATTATAACAATGCTTGGTTCTTTTGTTTCTTCATCTATCATCAGTCTTTTATGCAATTCTATTTTACCTGCAACCCTAGACCCTGGTGATCTATCTGATGGTCTAAATCTACATCCTTCTCTATTTAAGGTTTCTGCTATTGATGGTCCTGCATCACCTCTTCTAGCCCAACAAGAACTATCTAACAATGCATCTTGTATTCTACCATCACCTTCTTCTACTTCCATAATCATCTGACCTAGCTTATCAGCAGTCAAACGGTTAACGTACAACTCTCTATATATCCACAAACAATTATCAAAATCAACAGCCCCCCATAAAATAGCGGAGTGGGCCGCGTATCCGAAGTCGGCTGCTCTAATCTTCGTCCAGCCCTTTGGAATCTCAAAACTTTCGCACGTATGCACCGTCTTATCAAACTCAGGAAATGCACCTTCTTCAACTACATCCCAATCGCCATATAAGAATTGCTTCCTCTTAACTTCAGGTAGAGAAGCAAGCATTGCAACATAACTACCATCTTGTGTCAAGTATGGATTATCCCATACAGATGCAGATATAAACTTTCTAGTTATCTCGCTAGTTAGTGTTCTACCTTCTAACTCATATTCTATTTTTTCAGTTACCCTAGTATTTGGTTCAGCAGGATCTATAAACATCTTCTTAACCCAAGCTGATCCTACGTTACCAGGGTTTCCTGTAGCCCTCATGTGTAGAGGAATAGTAGGATCTGTAGTACGCAATGATGATCTCAAGAATTGCCAGATATCAGGATTTGCATACTGTGGTAACTCATCTACTCCAATCCAAGAGTAAGACTGACCTTGATATCGTAGAACATCCTGTAAGTTTTCACAATATCCAAACTCTAGTCTTGCTCCACTAGGAAAGTACCAAGTGTTTTCTTGGCTTTTCCATTTAGCTCCAGGTGCAGCTTTCGGATATAATTGTTGCGTCTGGAATATAACATCTCTTAACTCAGGCATAGAACGTCTAATAAGTAACATTCTAGCAGCAGGTTTTTTTATAAATCTTAATGGTGCTATGAGTAAGCTATACGTTTTACCTCCACCTCTTGCACCACCATAAAATACTTCTCTCTCATTAGCAGATAAAAACTTTTCTTGTGGACCAGGATTGGGTCTAAAAATAACTTCACGTTTAACTTCAGATTTATCTGTAAAGTCTACAACCTCTGGTTCAACAGTATCTTTTTTTAATGCTTTATTTAATCTTCGTTTTGCTTGATCTGCTTTGATTCTAGTTTGCTTTTCTGTATTTTTGAGGTCTTCAATCTTTCGCTGTCTGGGAGATAATAAACGTCTGCGAGACTTTCTCCGATCTTCCAACTCCTCTTCAGTCCATGCCAACTTATGTAACCTAGTAGCAGACAATTTTCTACCAGTTTCATTTTCTAACCAAGATGCTACTTTCCTAACCGAATGACCCCCATCACGTATTTGCACAATCGCACTATCGAGTCGTTCAAACGCTTCAAGATCTGGAATATACCATCCTGCACCTTTTGAATCGACAGAGTGATCATAGCCCCAAGGCTTTCTGCCCACTGCTTTAACTTTTGTACGTGTTGCATTATCCCTCCGTTTGGTCATTGTCTTCCTCAAGAGGCGGTAATATTACTACAGCAGAAGTAGCACCTTTATGTTCTATCTTCTCTGTCTTAACAATACCTGCTCTATCTAGAATTTCTTTTGCTGCTGCAAGTCTCTCACGATTACCTAGTGCGCTAGGATCATCAAGAACGCCAGACATAGACAGCACCGCTTTAGGTGCATTAGCAGCCAGCATATTTTCTGCACGTTCTATAATTTCTGATTTAAGTGTACGTATAAGTCTAGCAGGATACTCTGTTGATGCATACCCTGCAATATTCATGGCTTGGCGAAAGTTACCATTAGCCTCACCAAACAATGCATTTAAAAATGTTTCTTGCTGTTCGGTCATGAGTAGCCTTTCTTATACATCCCACCTCTTTTTGTAAAGCCACCTTCTCTCATGCCATACTTTTTAGCAACAGCACCACCTTTACGTAGGTTCATTTCTTCTTCCATTGCCTCAGACTCTTTGCGATCACTAATCATTTTATCTACAGATCGTTTGTCTCCTAACGCACGAGCTATTTTTACACCAATCCCATCTTCTCTAGAGTCACGACCAGCAGATTTATCTATTGTAGTATCTTTTTCTTTAGTAGATCTTTGACTTCCTAATTCTGCTGGACCTGCTTTTGGTGTTTCTGTTTTAGGTTTAGAAGGTGAAGTATTAATAGGTTTAACACTACCAGATTTTTTATTGGATGAACTTTGCACTACAGATTTTTTTACAGGTTTTTGTTGTGTTTTAAGAGGTTTTTCAAAATCTCTACCACCAGATCTTATTGATGGTTGATTAGTCTTTGATGTTTCAAAGTCACCACCTCTAGATTTAGGAAGAGGAGAAGTAAGAGTTTTCTTCTGTAATTTAAGAGTTTCTAATTCCTTTTTCTTTTTATCTGTTTGAGCTTTAAAAGCACCACCAAGTTTAGTGGCCTCTCTAGTTTTAATAGATCCTTGTAGTTTTTTAATTTTTTCATTAAGTTTATCTAGTTTTGTTTTTTCTTTTTCTTTTCTTGCTTTTATTGCTTTAGCTTTTTTAGCACGTTTCATCTGTGACATTTAATTATCCTTTCTTGAGTTCCATAAGTCAAATAGACTTTTCACCTTTTCCTTGAGGACAATGATATCCCCATGCATTTTTGCAAGGACAATTACAAGCGTTACAAAACCAAATGCAATAGGCCAAGCCGATACTATAATATCAAAAGCACTCTCCATAAAAACCCCCAATAACTTTATGACCTCTAAGACACCACACTGTCTTCCCCACCAACTACGGTCATCTACCCACTCTATCTAAAACTTCTTACTTTCCTAGCTATACTCTTTGGCTGTTTAACGTGTTGCTTACCAGCCTTTTTACCTTTTCGTTTTGCCCTAGAAGTTGCAGCATACTCAGCAGAACTTAGTGACTTTATTGCTGCTGATGGTAAATATCTCTCACCTGTAGCTTTCGGGCCTTGTGTAGAGGGTTTTCCAGATTTAGTTCTCCATTTCTGCTTTGTCCAGTTTTTAAGACTTTGCTGAGATTTTTTTAGTGCCATGCTGTCTCTTCAAACTTTCTTTAGCTTTTTTGGCTATCCTAGCCTGTTCAGGTTTACCACCATACTTACTTCGCTGTTCTAATACAGTTAGTATCTGTATCTTCCTAGCGTAAGGTTTACTTATTCTTTTTACTTTAGCAACCGTTGCTCTAGCATCAGCAGGAGTAGCATACTTTATACTAACGGTATCTTTTGGATTCTCATCAGTATATAGTCTTCTGCCACTTCCCTTTGGCTTCTTACCAGTACCTACTTTAGGATCTTTTCTTTTTCTTGGCACTTTTACTGTAACCTTTCTTTTGATCCTTTAGTATTTTATTTAAAGTTTTGGCTTGACCTGCATGAGTCTTCGATGCTTTTCTCAAGCCTTTAACTATTTTAGTTAATGGTTTAGTATAGTGTGGCATTACGACTTATATCCTCCACCTGCCTTTTTATAAGCAGAGGCAAGCATTTGAGCCTTTCTCGCTGACCACTGACCAGGCGCTCCTCCTTTTCCACCAGCTTTAATGCGATTAAATATTCTTTTACGCATAGCTGGCTTCGTGTAGTTACCTGCTTTGTTTACGGTGCTTTTGCTTTTTTTCTTTTTTGCTGCCATTGGAATACAAATTATTAAATGTGGTAAAAGGATCTAAGTAAGACTCATGCCCCTCTGCTGAGTGTACCCACTGTGAAGGAGCAAAGTCAGGC